GCATCCATATTAACACCATATGTCAAATCTTCTGTTTGAATACTATCTGTAAAATCAATATCTCTTTGTGAATAAGATATTACATCAGTTCCTTTTGATACTTTTTTAATTTTTGATTCAAATTGTGGTAACATATTAATAAGTCTTGCTCTAGCAATATTCTTTCTTATTTGAATAAAGTTTGCATCTCTAAATAAAAAGTCTCTACTAGCAGGGTCTACAAATACATCATAAGGGTCAAGTCTTTTAAAGCAAACCTCTCCCATTCCTCTATCGGCATCTCTATCTATATCTACAAGAAAGTATCCCAATCCTTTAGTAAGTGAGTCTAATATTACTTGACTATATAAAGATTTACCATTTGATAGATACCAACAATAATCTGCTATATCAGCATGTACTTGAGCAATATCTGTATCATCTCCAGTTACTCCTACTGCTTTCCATTTAGGGTCATTAGCAGTTACAAAGTATTTCATTATTTCTATAATAGGCGTTATTCTATTTATAGTAAATGTTGGCATTCCAGATTCTTCCAACATTGTTAATTCTTCTTTTGTAAGTTGCTCGTTTAGATAAAAATCATATCCTTTTTGACTTACACTTTGCCACCTATGTCTATGGGAATTATTTACTTTATCCCATATTTGTTTATTTATCTGTGCTTTATTTTTTTTAGTTACTCTTGCCATTATCCTCTAATCTCCACATGAACTAGGTCATCAAATTTATTATCTTTAGTCTCACCATCGCCATCCCAGTCGCCGCCCCAGCGAACAGGAACATTTAATTGTTTAGCAATTCCTCTAATCATTCCACCCATATAATGAAATCTATCTCTGTCTTTCCAATCAATAGGATATGGAGCGAGGTCTACAGCTTTTCCTGTAATGTGTTTGCTGAACTTTGTTTTAGTTGAGCCTTCTTTTAGTAGCTTTTCCTGTCGTTGCTCACTCCGTAATCCTTCAATGATTGTAACATCCATAATCTTAACTAATTCATTTAAGACACTAACTAATCTTGCGTCTATCCCTCTCAATCGTTCTTTTGACCTTTTACCAAACTTAGGCATATATACTCCTTACGATACTAACCAACTTTTAACTTTTCTTTTTGGCTTAAACCATGATTTTTTATCTTTACTTTTTTTCATACTTGGCGGAAATGCGTGTATTTGTGCGTAATAAAGTGATTCAATTGTATCATCATGGGCCATTTTAGGACCGAAAGTAAGTATTTCGTTAATTAAATCAAACATATTTTTACGTAAATGTACAGTTCCTGTACTAAAACGTGCAGAAAGTCCAGAATAAATGCGATTTCTTTTCTGTGTACCGCCTGGTTTTTGTGGTATTACGGATATATCGTACTTATTTAGTCTTCTTCTTTCATCATTCATTGCTTGAAATATACTACGATTCATTGCTACATCTTCAACTGTAGATGATGTGCAATTATATTTTTGATGTAATTCTATAATAATATCTACTACACCTTTCTTTCCTATGATGTCTCCTGTGTCTGGATTCTTAGAACCTATAGTAGGAATACTACGATGTCTTTCATATTCTAATACATATAATTCATTATTAGCGTCAATAGCAATAACAGTTATAACACTATAGTCAGCATGCTTAGTATCAATATCTGTAGCAGGGTCACATCCAATAAATGTATTAACTGGTATATCGTCACCATCTTTTACAATATAATTAACACCATCTTCGTTTTTAAAGTATCCATTCCAATATCTAATATGGTCTCTTTTCCATATAGCATCTTCCTCAGATTGTACTTCCATCATATATTCTTGATAGAATTTTTGAGGCATACCACTATCAGAATAAAACTTTTTCTTTTCATCTAATTTCTTTTTATTAAAAAAAGATGACCACAATGGAGTATCATTATCTAATAATGCTTTATATGTAATTACTTTCCAAGCAAACTCTTTATTTTCTTTTTTAGATTTTGCATGATTGTTAAGAAGATTGTTAATAAAAGAATCATAATGTACAGGAGTGCCATTAACACGAAGACGACCAGTGTGAGGCTCAATAGCGGGATAGATAACAGCAGTAACAAGATTAGCATTTTTATCTCTTGCTTCCTGTGTGATTGTGTTTGCTTCATGCTCGAAGTCATCGAGTACGATGAGGTCATATCTTTTGTGTAATTTCGCTCCACCTCTGATTCCTGCGACATTGCTTTTACTAATAAGTTTACATCCATTGCTTAACTCTATATCTTCTTCTGTCCATTTTTTCCCCTTTAAATTTCCAAAATAATATTTTAATCTATCGTTAAATTCTAAGTGGTGTCTAATGTAATCCATATTACCTACACTTAATTTTTGTGTAGCAGATACCCAAGCATAAAAAAGAAAATCGTCTTTACAGAAAACAAAGTCTTTTAACATAGATGCTTTTGTTAAAACAGTTTTACCATGACCTCGTGGTATAATAATAGCACATTGCTTTACTTCTTTGTTATCTATAGAGTCTGCAACTTCGTAATGAAAGAATGGTGTTTCGCTTCGTAAAAAATCATCAGGTAAAAATAATTTACCAAAAGCTATTAAGTCTGTGTATGCAAGTTTTAGAGCTTCTTCAGCTTCGCTTACGTTCTGTGTATTTATATTTGCCATCTATAGTAAACTTCCATTGTTTATAACTTTGTGATTTACGACCTTGTTGATGATGTGAATGTTGATTCGGTCCTTTATTTGCTAATCCCCAATATGAAAGTATTGGTATTATAATTATTTCTGTTTCGATTTTTTCCATTGTTCTCTTTTATATTCTAAAAACTTAGCACCTTCATATGGATTAAAGATAGTAGTAATTAATCTATTATCATCATCTTCATAGTAAGGGTCTATGATTGTAACTGGAGCATTAAAGATATTTTTATCATCTAACCCAAGTTTGTCTGCATAACTATCCATTATTTTAAATGAGGCTACTTGCAATGCATGACTAATAAGTCCACTAGCTGCATCTTTTAATACTTGATAACCCGATACATGAGTATGTCCACAAGTAAGTATATGGTCTTTCCATCCCATTTGAGCTGCTTTTGCTACTCCATGAGCTGTATTCCACATTGAATTACCTTTAAACATATGTCTAGCATTTACTCGTATTTCTTTTCCATTAGGGAATATAAGATTAAGTCTTGCTCCCCATTGTTCATATACACCACTATGTTCTCTCATTATAAATTCTAGTGGGTCACCATCTCCACTCCATACATCATGATTACCTGCTACTAAGTATAACCAATCTACTTGATTAACAAAATGTTCTGTAAGTCTCCATGATTCTTTTGCAGATGTTGATTGCTGTCCATATAATGCTTGAAGTCTACCTACCCAATTGTTTTGTATATCTCCTAAGTTACCTCCAAATAATCCATCTGTTTTATTAACTAAATCGCATAATGAATATATTTCAGCTAAGTCTGTACCATCATCATCTACATGAGGGTCACCAAAATGAAGTATTCCTATAGGCCCCATTTGATTAATTTTAATATTAATTAACTTTCTAGACTTTTTAGCTTTTAATTTTTGATTGTATTGTTTTTCTCTATGTTTTATTATTTCATCTATAGGTACAAAATCGACTGGTCTTTCTTCTGCTTGGAATGGAGATTTTTCAATAATCTTAGGATTAAGCATTTTTTTATTACAAGCCTTACAATGCCATCTTTGTCTTTTTTTACCTTTTGCCCAATACTGCCATCCATCTTTTTTTATATTCCTAGAACCGCATTTATCACATCCAACTATATTATTGTCTTCATCTTTTTGTATCATATTATTCCTCTTCTACTGATTTTAATTGTTTTGTTCTACCAGCTATTTGAACATCTTCAGACCCAAATCCTTGAAACATTCCAACTATACCAGTCTCTATTTGTTTAACATTAGTTCCAGATGTACCTACTATCTTTCCTAATTCTTTTGTTGATTGCAATATAATATTATCATCTTCACTATAATCAGCAAGATGTTTTAATTTTTCTAATATATACTCGTGGTCTATACCTAATCCTTTTGCAACGTCTAATACTGACTTTTCTATTTCTTTCATAACTCTTTCCTGTTTAAGTAATACAGCTGCTTTTTTACCAGCTTTGTTTTTTGACATTTCATTGTATGCTTTTTGATATGCTTTTACAGCTCCCATACCTACAACAACATTAGTAGCAAATTGTTTTTCTTTATTTGTTACCTTAGTACGTTCTTTTACTCGTTTACTTGTATCTTTAATTGTTTTACTAAACGTATACCTATTAGGATGTTGTGAAAAATCAGTATCCATTTTAACTGTATGCCTATTTAAAAAACTACCAACAACAGTTCTTACCCATCCATTAGCGTATTTATAGTTTTTTCTGTCGCCTGGGTGGTTTACGTTTTTACTTACTTTTAATAATTGTATAATTCTACCATCATCAGACTTTACCCAATCTCCTTCATTACCAGTTCTCCAATCATCATGTAATTCTTCACTAGGGCAATTTTCTTTAAACTCCTCATATGTATCATATACATAGTGAGGTACTCCTTTAATTGTCTGTTTCTCCAATTAGGTCTCCTATATTTACTTGATGTCCATTACGTTCTAATCTTTGTACTAATCTATCTATAAGGTCGTTTACCTCTTCAGGTATCATATAGACTCTATCATTAATTTGTATGGGATAATATGACTCAGACATGGTACGAAGAACGTCTTCTTGCTCATCTAAGGTTAATCTACTTAGTTCTTTATATTCTTCAGCCATTATGTTTTATCTTTCTACTACACATTAT